CAAATATATAAATAATAATCTTATAAACAATAAATTTAATAACTTATTTTTCAGAAATATTAATATTTATAATACTAGCCTGATTTTCAGTTAGTAAATAAACATCTTTTAGAAGTCTTTTTTTTGTCCACATAGTAGTATCAGGACAATATTTTTTCACAGGTGTAGGAAGTTCTATCGTATTAAGCCAATACAAGAAGTTACCTTTTGGGTCATTAACAAAGTATAGTTTTATAACCTTTTCATCTAATGCCATTAAGGCATCATACTTATCTTTTTCAAGCATTTTTTCATCATAATGCTTTTTCCTGAATTTCATTTCAATAACACAGTCAATTCCTTTTGGTGTTTTACCAATAGCATCATAAATTGTAAATCCTTCACCTGTATGTTTTAAATCCCAACCATCTAAGTTAAGCAGGAAGACCACAGCCTTTTCCCACTTGTTAATCTTTTTTATTCCCATTATCCCAAATGATGTTCAAATCTTTTATCCATCTTTTTATAACTTTAGGGGAGCAGGTGCAGGGTTTGTAAAATGTATGTTTGTAATACTTTGAGTGGAGTTGGCAAACCAATTCAAATTCGATAGCTGATATGTGCTGTCCATTTCCCAATCTAAATTTCTGCCAATCAATTCTGTCTTCGTTATCAAATTTTACCATCTTTTAATTTTTAAATCATTTAGGTTTTTTCTTCTTTTATCACAGTTGCATTTGCTTCCCATAAATGTATGATATTTTTCTACAATAAATTTAATGCCTGTGTATTTTGTTATGTAATAAATTAAATCTCCTAGTTTCATTGTATTGATTTTAAAATTTCTAAACATAAATCTTTTGGTATTTTACTCCTGTTATAATTACCTTTTAATCCTTGTGTTCCTGTTTTACTCCCGCGAGGTGCAGGTTCGTGATGACAATTTTTATTACCATTAAAACATTCAGGTCTAGGCTGCCATCCATTTATATTTAATAAGGATCTTATATTATTACTCCATATGTCAGTTGGCTTTGCTCTATTGTCTCCATAAGTACAATACCAAACTGTAGTTTTTGGCAAACCAATCATAAAATTTTGCTTTCTTAATAACCCCCTAGGGTTTTCAATATACCAATATTTAGGTTTTAATTCTTGAATGATTTTTAATGTTTTTTTTACAATTAAATCACTAGTAATAGCAAATCTAGATAATGGTTTGTTTATTGGTCTATGATGTGAAATAGCTGCTATGCTGTAAGTTGTGCAAGGTGGACTTGCCCATATAATATCAGGTTTAAAAGGAAGTTTTTTTATATCAAAATCTAATATATCAACTACATAATCTATTTTATCAAAACTATTAATATCACTACTATAAACATCATAGCCTAAACTTTCACCTGCATTTCCAATACTTCTGCTTCCTGCAAATAATTCTAATACTTTCATCTAAATTTTGTTAAATGTTTATTGTCAATTACATATGTTTCACCGAAGCCAAAATTTTTTACTTCTTTTACTTCTATTGCTTTTTTTCTTTTTATGTGACCTATCAGTTCAACAGAATTTTCCTGAACCCAAGCAAGAACGTAATGGTTTGCTTTTTTTCTTTTAAATTGATTTGCAAATAATAATAAAGGAGGTCTGTTTTTAGAATTAGAAGATTTAACATCTACTCCATATTTAAAATCATATCCTAGATCACCTTTTCCAATTGTTAAAACATCTACTTCTTCACCTGTATAAATTGAATATGCAAGTTCACCAATTACACCAATGTAATGCCTCCACCAAGCAGGTTTGCTTTTAAAGAAATTAGAACTATTTTTTGTGTCTGCGTGATTCATTGACCCTGAGCGTTTAATTGCTAAATCTTTGCACCAATCTAATTGTTTGTCTGTTAATGTAATTGTCATATCAATTTTTTTAATTTGTCCTTTACCTTTCTGTATGTGTTATAAAGCGAATAATATTCAATGTACGAATTTCTAGAAAAATCAGCAATGCTTTCCCCTTCGTTTATTATTTCAAACACTTTTCGATCATATCAAAACATATTCTTTAATTCATCTTTTACAATATCATAGGCTTCATCATAATCAACATCAAAATCATATTGAGATAAATTTGTATCTTCAATGTTTATAATTTTAATATTCTTGCCTTTTCTTTTTAAATCAATGTATAAAGTTTTCAGAACTTTAAAGATGTAGTAATAGTTTATTTCATTTTCATACATTATGTCTAAGCCATTTTCTAACTTTAATAGTATTTTTATATACATTTCTTGTACAATGTCCTCTGCTATTGTTTTACTGCATCCAAAAGACAAAACTATGTTAATCCAAGTTTTATGCTTCTTTGCCAACAATATCATTTTCTTTTGTACCATTTTACTATTTTAATGGGTCATATAAATCCCCAACTATTTGAGGTAATCCAAATTCATTAACTTCAAAGCTAAATGTATCAAAAGCATATCCCCTGCTTCTACCACATTTAACAGTTACCCAATCTTTGTTTACTGTATTAGCTTCTAATTGTATTACTGTCTCTGCTTTCTTTTCTAAGAAACTACCTAAATGCCCTGTGCCTAGTTTTGAACTACCAAAGTTTTGATGTATAACGTTAATAATGTGACATTTGTATTTTGCTGACCATTCCATTAATTTTTGGACCACCTGATTGCTTTCTGAAATGTTATTTGCATCTGAGCATAAATCAGCAATTCCATCAATAATAACTAAAGAAGGTGTTTTAATTTTTTCCCTTAAATAGTAATCTATAAATTCAATTCTCATTTTATAATCGATTGACCTTAAACCAAAGGTATGATAAATTTCTGAATCTATATTTGAATCCATTTTATGAACCCTTTCAAAGACCTTTTGGCAATGCCACAAGCCTTGTTCTGTGTCAATATGTACTAACTGACCATCATTACCCTTATGTCCTTTTATATCGCCCCCAAATTGATTTGAACCACTAAGGTAGCAGGAAGCTAATAATGATATAAAAAATGTTTTCTTTGTTTTTGGTGGTGCTGTAACTACAGATAAATTTCCATATGTTCCTATTGGTATTGGAACAATCAAATCACCTTCAATTTTATTTGATTTTATAACTTTCTCACCAAAGGATAATGCCACAGGTGGATAGGCTATTTTTTCTTTTGAATCTACAAAGCAGTCTTGTTCTATAAACTGCATTAACATATTGTGTTCGTTCTGTTTTTCTGTCATTTGATAAATATATAAAAAAAAAGGCATAGATAATAAAACCTACACCTTTTAATTAAAAATGGTTAGTTTTAAAATGGTAAATCTGTATCTGCAGTTGCTTCTACTTTTGCTGCTTCTTCTTCACGTTCAGCTAGTTTAACATTGCCATCAGTCCAAACAACCTTTCCGTTACCAAGGTAGTTCTTTGCAACCTTTGCATCACGTTCTTCTTTAGTTTGACTATCCATAAAAGCAACATTGTTTCCAAATCTAGTTTCATCTTGAACTGATATGGTTAAATTGTAATATACTGCTCCATCTTTTCCTTTTACAAATTTTTCCTTTGGTAATTTGTCAACTCTAATTGACCCTGTAATAAGTGTACTCATAATTTATTTATTTAGTTGTTAATATCTATTTCTTTTTAAAGTCTTCTGATTCATCTTCACCAAAAACCCCTAGTTCATAAAAGCCTGTAAGTTTTAAAACTGCCCTGCTTAATGCTCGTTTCTCTGCCATCTCAGCAACATACCAACTATTACAGTTTCCATCTTTGTAATTAGCTGCTTTTAAAGCACTACCAAAAGTTTCTAAAACTGTAGCAGGTTTACTTGAAATAAATGCCTTAGATTTAAAAACTGCAAAGTTAGTTTCACACCTCACAACCTCATAAGTTATAGTAATGTTTTCTTTTGCTTGGATTTTTTCAATCCCTTGTCTTGTGATGATCACATAATGCTGATGCTTGTAAACATCATCTTTTTGCAAATCATACTTTTTGTAAAGTTCTACTAATTTTTCTCTGTTCATTGTATTTGATTTTGATTCATAACTTCTAATTGTGCTTCTAAACATTCTAAGTTGCTCAGCAATGCTTGAACCCTATATTCGTACTCCTGAATAATCGTTGAGGTTGTTTGGTTTGAAAAGTTTATAGACATATTAATCAAGATTTAATAATGTTGATTTTGCTATTTCTAACCTTCTGTAAATTGCAATCTGCTCAAAAGCATCTGCATTTAATACAGCACCTTGAAGCTGTTCTTCTAAGGATTTAATTTCCTTACTTAATGTTGTTCTTTGTGTTTCCATTCTGTCTGTTTTAAATATTAATATTAAACAAATATAAACAAAAAATTTAATAACTAGAGTTTTAAGCAAAAAAAAAGGATAAAAAATTAATTTTACCCCCTTTCTTTAACAGAACAGAACGATCAAATGTAGTGATTTACATTGATTCCACAAAGGTTTTGTATCTTTTTATCATATCTTCTAATTCAAAGTCTGCTATTTTTACTATCTGCTGTGCCTTAATGTGTAATCTTCTTGCTGTTCCTTCACCATATTTAGCATCTAGGTTTACAGCAAATTTATACTGCTCCCCATATTTAAAAACGTTGCAACCTGCACATTGTACCTGACAGTTTATTTCATCCCATCTAGTTGAATAGTGTTTACGAGATTGAAAATGTCCGTTCTGCAATTTCTTCCAATGATTTTCTTTTCCACAGGTGAAGCAAGTAGCTTTTTCATTATCTGAATTTTTAAGTCTGATATATTGGCTAAATACAGTATCTAACTTTTTAACTAATTTGCTTCTAGTAAGTTTTTTTCTAGATGGCATTGTCTAAGATTTCAATAATATGTCTGATATCACTTCTTTCAAATTTACCTTCTACCTTTCCATTGTATGTTTCAAAATTAATTGAATACATATCTTTTTCTTCTTTTTTATCTTCTTTGTAAAGGTGTTTTACATCTAGTTTAAACTTCATAATTTTAAATTTTTGATTAAAAGATTTTTTTTTGTAGAATAAAAATAATAAATTTGAATTTTTTATTTACTACAGATATCTAAAAATAAATATTAAAACAAATATAATAAAAATAAATATAAATATAATAAAAATAAAGACTTACGAATTATAATCAAATACTACTTTCCCATTGATTTAAACTTTTCTACCCCTCTAGATCCAAAATAAGCTACATAAACAGTTATTAAAAGTGATTTAAGTAAATCTATCCATTGACTATCTACTCCAAAATCAATATTTAAAGAATCTAACAGGATTAAAAAAATCATTGATACAGTCAAAAATATTAAAGTCATTGGTCTTGTGTTCTTAGATAACCAACTATCTGAAGCCATATCTGATTCCCAACGCTTAGTCACTTCTTGCATTTCCATTACATCTATTTCAAGCAGTTTTAAAGCAATATCTTTATCTTCCTTTGATATATTAGTATCTTTTTGAATTAAGTCTTTAGCCTTGCTTAAAATACCTACAGATGGGAAAACATCACCTATTATGTTTAAAAGTTTAGGTGCTGCACCTTTAAGAAATTTACCAACCTTAGTTTCTGAAAATTTTTTCTTTGGCATATTATTCTTTTTTATTCTTATTTAATAAATACCATTTTTGAATAGTGTATCCAATCGTAATAGCTAATAAAAGGATTTTTAATCCTACATCAATGTGAGTCATTGAAATTGTAAATGTGCTGAGGTTTATAATTATAGTCTTGTAATCGGTTATCATTTCTTGTCAATTTGTTGTAGCTTTTTAGCTGCCCAATTAATACCTGATGTTCCTCCCCAACCTAACCAAGCAACATAACCTTTGTCTTTCCAAGGTGTACTTTTAAATTCAGGACTTACTTCTGCATTCTTTTGATGTCTCCTAAATGCTGACATTCTAGCAATGGTTTCCCTGCTTATATTTTCACCCTTTGCTAATTGATTTGCCCTAGTCCATCCAACCTGTGTCATACCCTTAACCTCACCTTTGTGTTTATCCCTCCACCTTAGAACTTTCTTAGCATTATTTTTTGCACTTTGTGGATAGTCATTGTAAGTTTCTAGATTTATCATCTTACCTTGAAAAGAACGATAACAAATGGCTATAGCTTGAGATTTATCGTGATACTGCATTACCTGTGGAACACAACGAATCATAAAATCACTTTGCTTTTCACCTATTTTTTTGTTTGGTATTGGCATATCTTAACAATTTTTTTAATCAACCCAAGTATAATAAACCCCTTGCTTTTTAGTAACTAATACTTGCTTTCTGTTTCCTTCTTTTTTATAAGAAACGTGCAACCATCTTGGTTCATCTCCAAATTCCCAAATCAATTGGTCAAAATCTAAATTGTCTTTTATGTAATGAAACATTTCAAGATTTGTCTTTCCACCCATTGAGTCTATGTCTATGGCTTCACCTTTCATATGTGATGATGTAATAGAGCCTTTTAAGGCAGTATTTAACTCTAAAGACCTAAACATACTATTAACTCTAATTGGTGCTTTTACCCATTCTCTAAGTGGTTCAAAAACCCCTTCAGCTAATACTTCCATATTTTCAATATGTT